CAATCCGAATCAGCTGTTGGTTGCTTCTGCTCAATATCGTGGCTGGTTTCTCCAATGTCCAATTCACAATACCCACGGATGATACCTGCCCAGCGTTCTCCACACCTGCCTTAATATCCGGCACATAGAGTTTTGCTTCCTCGATAATGCTCCAACCACATCGCCAGCATTTTGTTAGGCCAAGTGTTCGACTAATCCGTAGTCGCTTCAACTGGCTTTCAATCTGTCCGCTTTCCATTCTGTCTCGGAATTGATATATCCGCTGATAGGGGTCACCGACTAGCCATCTTTTGCTAACACTGCGTGCCAACAAGTCCCAGTCCATCGGAGCCAAATCCTGTGCCTCGTCTACAATGACTCTGCTTCGATTGAACAATCCCAGCTTCCAAGTCCACGGTAGCAAAATCATATCGGCAAAGTCGATGACTCCTTTGCTCCGTGCCATCTCTTCCGAGGCTTCCAAAACCTTCCACAGCTTCTCCTCATTCAAATCAGGATTCTCTCCGAAGACCCAAGCTGGAATCTTCTTGCCTGTAATCCACTCGCCGCCTAGAATCTTCATTGCCTTATAGGCTCGCAGGGTGTCAATCTTTTCTGTCCATTTCATCTTGCCCTGTTTGCCCAGTAGCTTCCATCCTTTCTCTTCATCGACTTCCAGCCGGGCAAGTCTGTCCCTTAGTGCAGTGTAGCCCAAGCTATGCAGGGTGGCAATTTGTAGTCCCTGCTCCACCTCCGTTTCCAGCCTCTCCACCAAGACTTCTTGATTCCTCTTGTTAAAAGCTACCACGGTGGTATCTCGCAGATTCAACCAGCCGGCCTCTGCTCCCTGCTTCAATCCTGCCACAATAGTCGCAGTCTTACCTGTCCCTGCTCGTGCAGATAAAAACGTCGGCTCCTCTGTTCGAAGACTTTCAATCCAAGCTTTCTGTTCGTCCGTTAACTCCCAACTCAATGCAGTGTCCTCCCACTTGGAAAGTCAATGATGTTGGAAGCCCTGTGAGCTTCGGTCTTCTCCTTCACTCCGTCATTGCCGTCCAAAACTTCTCCGACCATTTCCATAAGCCCGACATCGCCAAGCTCCTTCCGTAGAATCTGCAGTGCTGACTTCCAGTTTCCAACCATTGCAACAGGATTTCCTACCATACTTGCACTCGTCTGCGTCTGTTTGTCCCTGACAAATCCAACGAGCGAAAAGATTGCGGGAAAATCCTCAACGCCAATTTTCTCCTTGCTTGCTCTCTCCACAAAGTCCTGAATTACCTTGTTAAAATCTGCACTTGCTTGCATTACTTCATTTATTGCATCGAGTATATCTTTTCCATTATTCCTGATAATTCCATCAAATACCCGCTCTGCTTTATCCCAACTAGAATCGTTCATCAATGTATCTCCCTTTGTTTGTTGTAGGTTTAGGCGAAGTCTCCCACTCGATTGCTCGGATTGTTTTACCCCAAGCAATCTTGTCTTCCAATGTTCCTTGTTCCTGTATCAATCTTCCAAGTTCCATTGTATTCGTCAGTTCTCCTTTCTTTTCCTTTCCTGTTCTTCTGCACATCCAGTGATGATACCATACCCAGTTACTTGAATGTGTTCTGCTTCTCCTTTCTTCATCATCCATCAGTGTCCAGAATATCGTCCGCTCAGGCTTCGCCAAACACCGCAGGCGGGGTCTATCCCACAGTCCTGCTCTACACGCACTTAAAACTTCATCTATCATCTCCACCTCCTCAATATCCAATCATTTCCTTCTGCCAACTTGGATAAATCCTGCCATCATCATCTACCCAGTATTTCAAAATCATTTTCCACCGTCCTGATTTTGTCAGCACTTGCACACTTACAGTTCTGCCTTGCACACCAGCGGTGATATAGATAAATTCCTTGCCTTGTTCCCAAAGCCAATCTTCCATCTTCCAAGCCCAGTCTCCTTTATGTTTTATCTCGTGTGCAATGTTATCCAGCATATGTGCCAATGCTACCAGAAGCCCTTTATGCATCTGCCTTGGGCATTTCTTCCCACCGAGCATTATCATTGCTTCAGCCAGCATTTCATTTGCTTGGACTTGGAATAATCCCCACAAGCATTGTTCTTTCATCCGAGTTCCGAAGGCTACACAATCCCAGCCATTTGTCAATGGAATAAATTTCTTTTTCTTCAGCTTTCCTTGCCCGTCATAGTATTCCAGTGTCCGCTCCACTCCCAGCACGCAACGTCCGAATTCTTGTTGCACCCATCTGCACTGTTGTTTCCAACTTTGGAGATACCAGAAGAACGGACTGCTCTGACACAATCCGATTCCTGTTCCGGCTCTCAGGAATTCCACTTTATTCTTCTCCTTCTTCATCGTCTTCCTCCTTGTTCCAAATTCCAGCAACATATTCCAACAACCGAGCCCGATGTAGGTATTCTACGAGTTCTTCCTTATCAACTGCCTGTCCATTGTTTGCGAGCTCCTTCCAAGCGTCAGCCATTCCACGCATACGCTGGGAGATAATTGCCCGAGTTTTATCCCCATAGGTTTTGCCACTCAGGGGCATCCAGTTTCTGATTGTTCTTCTGTCCATCCAATCGAGCCAGAAGTTATTTCGAAGAATTCCAATTTCCCATTGATGGCTGGTGTCCTTTGTGCTGAGGACTATGCGAATACTGCAGGCTTGTGCGCTTGTCACTCCTGCTTTCCACAATTCAATACTTCGAGGAATCCAGTTTCCTTCATCATCTTGTTTGGGCAGGTCTTTGTATTCCGTCTTCCAGTTTTCCACTGGTTTGAGTAAATCATACCAAGTTATCTCTGCTTTTAGTATCAGGTTCTGTCGTCCATATGCTTGGATTTTATCCAGATGTTTGTTCAATGCTCCAGTGAAAAATACAATTCTATCTTCAAATCTTGTTTTCATTTCTTTGTCCTTTCTTTAGTATGTTACCAATATTGCCTTGCCATTTGTCATCTCGAAGTCGCCGCCTCCTAGTCAATGTCCATCAAACTGTCGAGCACACCGCTTTCCAGTGCCTTGTTCCATTCAGCTTCGAATTTATCAATCCGAGCTTTTTTCTCGTGCTTCTTGGCAAGTCGTTTGCGAGCTTCTGCATCAATCTCCAGCTTACTCCAAAACGGGTGTTCTTTCTTCACTGCGTTCCAGATTTCTCTCCGACGAGCCATTTCTTTTATCTCCTCTGCACTTGCTTCAGAAGCTTTCCACGTTGGAACAACACAGCGTGCAAGCAGGCGCTCCTTCTGCCGTCTTATTTCGTCTTCCGTCTTGGGGTCAGTGGTTGCATTGAAGAGCCAGCGCGCAAATTCGGCTGGGGTCATTGGTGGTAGTGATTCTACGATGATGAGTGGATTTTGTGAATCATCTGTTGTTGTGATTCCGAGTTGAATGTATCTATTTGCTGTGGTCATTTGCTGGCTCCTCCTTAATCAATTTTACTAACTTCAAAAGTCCAGCGTGGACCACGAGCATCATCTAGTGTTGTATCTGTTCCAGATAATATATCCACTGGAAATTCTCCAATATGCCCTGCCTGTTTACTTTTGAATTTGGCTCGCCAATATTCATCGAAGTAAACTTTTGTTATTTCTATCTCAAATGTTCTTGAGATTTTTCTTAAAGAATCTGTTTCAGTGATTTTGAATTTGTCTGATGTTTTTATATCTGGTATGTTTTGCATTGTCACTTCTTTCTCCATTTTGTTGGCTGGCTGGGTTGCCAGTGTTTGTTGAATAAATGATTTTATCCGCGTTTAATAAAATCAATTTTATTATACATCAAAAATTCGTTGTGTCAATCTTCTTGTGTTGATTTTTGCCAGCTTGTGCTTGCTTGTGCATAACTTCCGGAACTCGTCAAAACATTCCATAACCAGCTAGAACTAGCCAGAACTGTGCAGACTTGCAACGGGGTATTTATTCCGCTTTTTAGAGAATACCATAAAAAAAAAAAATTAATAATAACATAAAGAGATAAAAGCAAAACAAAAAGCTGGGTTATCAAGTCTGCTGGGTTGTGGAGGGTTCTGGCGGGTTCTGGGGTGTTTTGCGGGGTTTTGGATTGTTTTGGCTGTGGTGCGGATAAAATAAAAGCGGTATGAATACACAAAACAACCGCTTATTTGCACACACGCAATAAAAAACGGCGGTATATTGCAACCGCCGTTTGTGTTTTAATCAATACCTGAAGTTAAGTCTTTATCAAGTTCGGCTTGTGCAACCGCTTGCAAAGCCTTATATCTTCTTTCAGTATCTTCATCACTTGCGCCCTTTGTAAATGTTTTTAAGAGCGTGAGCGAATCCATTTTGTTTACTTCTTTATCAAAGCTTTTAGTATTTGCAAAGCCTTTTTTGCAAAGCCAAAGTTTAATCTGCTTTTTGAGCATTGATTCGAAAGCATTAGCTTTGTTGGTAAAATCACCGCTTTTGATTTTGTCGCAAAAATCAATTAATAATTCAGTGACTTTTTCGACTTCGTCAAAATCCTCGCCTGAATCTCGGCAATCTTTTAATATTCCGTTGATTGAGTCATTCGGTTTTCTTTGAATTCCATAACCTAAAAGCATTAAAATCATTTTGTCAGGTGTTTCCTCAACTTTAACACTTTTGCTTTGTTTATGACTTGTAAAAGTCAATTCGGTTAATCCTGAATTAATCAAGGCTTGTTGTAATGAAGTTAATTCAATTTTAGTTTGTGTTTGTTTTGTCATTTTTCGACTCCTTAAATTTAAGTTAATACAATTTTGATTTTATAAACCGACTCGAGCTCTGCCCTTGTTGGTATGTTTATAATAATATAAAAATAATGTTTTGTAAATCCGCTTGTGTAAAATATCCACTATTTAATAATAATTACCTTTGATTAAAAATTTATCTAAATTACTGTTTTTGATTCCTAATAAATTTCCAACACAGGAAAAAAAAATCTCAACAGTATTTTTCAAAAATACTTTTTTATAATACTTTGATTCTATCCACATTGTTTCTTTTTTGCCTGAAATATTGTCAAAATACTCTAAATTGATAAAATCAATTTTGCCTTTATCATTTTGAGTATATTCAATAACTTGAACAGAGCAAATGTTCATTGAATCATAAGTCTTTTTTAATTTATTAAATTTTTCCATAATCAACCTCCGTTATAAACCTTTTTACAGATATGATTATACGCCTTTTGATTTTATTTTGCAAGCCCTATTTTGAAAATAATTCACATTTTATATAAAAATTTTTGTTTTGTTTACCGGTGCTTTTGTCTCCTTTTGTCAAGACGTTACCCGCCCAACCCCTTTCGCGCGCCCGTTCTAAGGGGTATTTCCCTAGACTAAATCGTGATATTAAAAGGTGAGCAAGCTCATATCCATAATCCACGAGCAAGCAGGCCACGGATTTAATGGTTGACAGGTCGCCGGGACTATGCTATAATCAAAATAATATTTAACACAAATGGGAGACCTACAATGAATCAAATAACAAGTGGAAGGCGGCCAACTGCCCTCGACATCGAACTGGTGGGTGAGGTAAGTATGGACGACCTTGTTCAACGTCAGCAGGGTGCTGGGACTGCAGGGCATCAACCTGCAAGTTTGGCTCGTATTCGAGGAATTCATCACGAACTCGCACAAATGCTGGCCAAGGGAATGCGACCGGCTGAAATCAGTGCAGCTACTGGATATTGTGCAAGCAGGATTAGCACGCTTCAAGTTGACCCGATGTTCAAGGAATTGGTGGAATTTTACACAAACAGTCAGCAGGAAATCTTTCGCAATGTGAATGGGCAGATTGCTACGCTGGCCAGTGATGCAGTGGGAGAATTGCAAAGCCGACTGGAAACCACTCCGGAACAATTCTCTGTGGGAGCGTTGACGGAGCTTGCCAAAATGACCTTGGACAGAAGTGGTCACGCACCAGTGACGAAGAGTGTAAGTGTCAGCGGTAATCTCGCTGATATTGCAAGTATTAAGGAAAAAGCACAAAGGAGCCAAAATGAAAACGTTACCGTTCTTGAACAGCTGCCATCAAGTTCAGGGTCTTCAGACAGCACATTGGGTGACTGATGAGGGCAAACGACCTTGGGCAGGCCGGACATCATTAAAAGGCTCTAAGGCTGAGGGCAAAAGACTGGAAAAGCAAATTGCAGTGGCATTGGTAAATGCAGGATTGCCAGATGGACTCGAGCGTCAGCTTTATAATCCTTGGATTGAATTTTGGGATGCAAGTGGACATCACTTTGCTCAGCCCGATTTTGTCCTTATTGGCCCTTCAACGATTGTTGTGCTGGAGGTGAAGCTGAGCCAAAGTCCTTTTGCATTTGACCAGCTGTTGTATTTATATAAGCCATTGCTGGAGCATATGTATCCAGGCCGGCGAATTTTGCTCGTCCAGATCTGCAGAATAATGAAGACACTTTGGGACCCGACTTGTTGGAGTCTGAGGGAGGCCCTGGATTTATGCCTTGATGACTCGAAAAATATTCCAATTATACATTTTCAGGGGAGCTTGTAATGAATGAAGTTTTAACAAAAGAAGATAAAGAAGCCTTGTTGGTGGATTGGTATAATGACCCAATTAGGTTTATGAAAGATTGCCTGCCTCGCTGGTTCTACGCTGACTTCAGCTGGGTGCATCGTGGTTTCATTGCAATCTTGACTCAGAAAACTGGGTTCTTGAGTAAGTATGGTGAGCTAGATAAAATCCAACGAGAATTTGTTTATAGAGCGAATGACCCTTGGAATTTGGATGAACCGGCTATTCCATTGTTCGAATGGACTGATGAAAGTCATACGGCCCTGCGATTGAAAATAACAAACAAGACAGAATTGATGATGCCTCGTGGTATTGGTAAGACTACTGTAACGGAAGGATGTGTTGCCTGGACAGGATGTTTCAAGGAACGGAATTTTGTTCTCCTGCTTGGTGAAACGGCGACTCACGCAGAGAATATTCAGCGGAACATTCGCTATGAGTTTGAAACAAACGAAGTGATTAGGGAAGTGTTTGGTGACCTGTGTGGACGTGGTGTTGCCAGTAAGCAATGGAATGACCAGCAATTTGAACTTACTAATGGCTTTGTGATGGCTTGCACTGGACGAGGTGGACAAGTTCGAGGACGGAATGTCAAAGGTCAACGCCCAGATTTGATTATTCTCGATGATGTGGAGGATGTGGAGAGCGTGAGTACTCCGGAACAAATTATGAAGACCCGGAAGTGGTTTTCAGGTGATGTGCTGCCGGCAATGGCTGAAATTGGAACAAGTGGCAGGATTATTTTGGCGGGAACCTTGTTGAATGGGGATGCACTTTTGGTGACGTTGGGTAAAGACCCGCTGTTCACCACTGTTGTCTTTGGGGCAACGGACTCGCAGGGTGAGCCATTGTTCCAAGAATATATGACAAAAGAAAAACTGGAAGCGAAGAAAGAGTATTATGACCGGCAGGGATTGCTCGACCAATTTTACCTGGAATATTTCAATCAGATGAATAATGAAGATACAAGAGTCCTGAGCTCAAATCTTGTTCAATATGGAAGAGCCAGTGCAAATGCTTTGGCCTATGCAATCGCCGTCGACCCTGCGATTAGTAAAAAGAAATCAGCCGACCAAACTGCTTTTGCTGTAGTGAGCATCCATCCAGGTGGACGATATACAATCCAGAAGATTGATGGGTATCGGGGGATGACTCCACAGGACACTGTAAAAACATTTTGGAGCCTTCGAGAGAAGCTGCTTAAAACAATTCCGCTGGATGAATATGGAAGCCCAACAATTCCTGTCTTCTGTGGAGTTGAAGCTGTGGCATATCAAGAAGCTTTGTATGACCTCCTTGTCGGAGACCAGGCAGCTACAGGAAACTGGTTTGATATTGAAAAAATTAAATACTCCACAGAGAAAAAGGCAAGAATTATTGCTACACTCGAGCCTCGCTATCGCAGGGGACTGATTTTTCACTCCCAAAAATTCCTGGAATATGAAAATCAGATGGATAACTTCCCACGAGGTCACGATGATTTGCTTGATGCTGTTTGTATGGCCATTGATTTGCTCGAACCAATTATTCGTGAATCTGGAAGTTTAGCACTTGACAGCTCGGATGCATTCGATTATACTAATTATGATGAACCATTTGAAACTGGAGGTTTATAAAAGATGAAAAAAGATGACGAAAATTTGAAGGGGCGTCCGCTGGATGCACTTCTTGCTGCTGTTGGTCCTGAGCCTGAACCGATTGATGACTGGGAAAAACAGCAGATGGAACGGAAGAAAAAGGGAGCTAAGATTTTAGCACAGGCTATTTATGATGGAGATACCTCATCTGTGGATGCCATTGCTGATACAATTTGTAAAATGTATAAACTCGGGGATACCCTGAATACAATAAGATAAGGAGAAATAACAATGCCTAATGTTTATCCAAGTGTTCCAAATGGAGTAGCGGCTGCAGCAAATGCACCGGCCAAAACAGGAAATGCAAGTATTGAAGATGCACTGGCAGCTTTAAGTCCTGAGGAACAGGCAATGGTTGCACAAGGAATTGACCCTTTTGGAGATGACCAAGGGATGATGGGTGGTCAGCCTGCTGTGGGTGCGGTTCCTCCGGCTCCTGCTGGTCCGAATGCTGAAGAAACTATTGGAATCTTGCAAAATTTGCTTCAGACAATTCCACAGGATTCTGAGGCCAATCAAGTTGCCGCTGGTAGTATTGCAACGGCGATTGATGCTTTGATGCAAGGTGCAATGGGTGGTGGACAACAGCCTGCCGGTGTGCCGGGAACAATGCCTCCAATTTTACCACAATAGGAGAAAAAGATGACACCTGAGAACTTGAAAGAAAAAATCCGACCTGGCAGTGAAAGCCACGGAGAGCTTCTTTCCAAGTTCCTTGGGATGTTGAAGTTAAGTGAAGAAAAGATGTCGACCTTTTATAATCGGTGGAACTATCGGGAACTTCAATATCAGGCATTTGTGCCGACTAAGGACTGGGAAGAAATTTATAGAAGGGCAAAAGAAGATGTGCAGGCTCCTGTGCAAAAACTTGTCCCCACTCTGGTTGTGCCATATATGTTTAGCACAATTCGGACGATAGTTACATATTTGTCGACAGTCTTTCTTGCACGCAAACCGCTGTTCACTGTTGGTGCAAACAATAGTGCTTTTATTGAAGCAGCTCGGAATATGGAAACCTTGCTGCAATACAATGCGGAGCACAGCAAGTTTGTTATGCACTGCACCCAATGGCTCTATGATGGAGAAATCTATGGGGTTGGTGCATTGCGGACAGGGTTTGTGAATGAAAAGCGGAAGAAAACACAATTTGTGGAAAATCCGCTGGAACCTGGTTCTTTGCTGCGGGTGCAGAATGATGAGTTGGTTTACCAAGGAAACACTGTAGAACGAATTGACCCATTCTTGTTCTTCCCAGACCCCAGAGTGCCGATGATGAAAGTAGCTAAAGAGGGCGAATTTGTTTTCTGGCGAAATTATGTTGGAAAATTTGCGTTGCAGAAAACTGGGGAATTTGAGTTTTTGGATGATGCTGAAGCACTTGGGCAAATGGCAAGGGATAGTGATGGGGAAAGCTTACGGAATATGTATGCCCGAGGGGATTCACTGAACAATGGTCAGACGGATAATCTCAGTGGAAACAGCCATACAATGCGCTATGTGCAGATTGATGAGGGAACGGTTGAGTTGATTCCGAGTGAACTTGGACTTGGGGACTCGGATTATCCACAAAAATTCCTCGTAACGATTGCAAATAAGCATCAGATTATTCGTCTTGAGCCTTTTGAGAATGACCACGGAATGCACCCAGTGGCTGTGATTGAGCCTTATGGCTTGGGTGGCTTTGGAAACCTGGGAATCAGTGATTATCTCAGCCCGATTCAGGAAATGATAAGCTGGTTGTTGAATAGCCATATTCAAAATGTAAAGGGAAGTTTGAATAATAGCTTCATTTATGACCCGAGTATGATTAACGAAAAAGACCTCCGCTCCGATGCACCGAATAAGTGTATTAGAGTTCGGCCGAAGGCTTATGGGGTTGATGTTAGTATGTACTTGAAACAGCTGGAAGTTCGGGATGCCACAGCGAATAATGTTAATGACATCACAGTGCTGACTAAAATTGGTGATGCTTTGAGTGCTGTGAATGAAAACTATCGTGGATTGCAAGATAGTGGTGGTCGTAAGACGGCGACAGAAATTCGGGCCACGATTGAAGCTGCAACAAGCCGACTTGCATCTCACGCACAATATATTAGTGCAACGGGTATGCAAGACCTTGGTGTTCAATGGAGTATGAATAATCAGCAGTATCTGACACAGATGTTTGAGACACAAGTGCTTGGACAAGATGGTATGTTGAATACTGTGATTATTAGTCCGGAGAGTATCAATGGGGATTTCTACTTCCCAATCCACGACGGAAGCCTACCGATTGATAAAATTGCATTATTTGATATTTGGACACAGGTATTGCAATTTACTCAAGGTGACCAAGAAATTCGTAGTGTTTACTCCCTGCCAAAAATCTTTGAATTTGTTGCAAAGCTTGGTGGAGCGGAAAACATTGACCAATTTAAGATGCAGGTTGCTAGTCCGGATGTCTTGCAACAACAAGCAGCGGCTGGTAATCTGGTTCCAGTACCAACAAGAGGGGGAGTTAATGGGCAAGATTTATCAGCGTATTTTTAATATTAAAAATCTGATGAGGGGACGGGCGAAAGCTCGTCCTTCATTGGACCGAATTGATATGAATGCTGTTGGGCGTTGTGTCAACTCGAAAGATTTTGATTCTTTTCTGGAATATTTACGGTTGACAGTGGAAGAAAAGAATGACATAATAACAACAATGAATTTGTTTGACCAGAATTCCGTCAATGAAGCAATTAAAGTGCAATATACTATGCGAGGGATTTTACTTGTTGAAGATATTGCCTTGGCACTCCGGGCAGAATTTGCGGGACAACAAGTGGAAACAAAAAGGGAGACTGAACAATGAGTAATTTAGTTGATAGCTTGGCAGATGAAATTGGAGAGCTGTTTGGAATGGGTGGAGATGAGCAAGCTGGTGGGGATAATCCACAAGCAAACACACCTGAAGAAACCCAAGAATCAGCTGTAGAAACTCAACCATCTGTTGAGGAAAATTCTGGGAGTGAAGGAATTGAGAATGAAGGCGGAGAACCTGCTGAAAATCCTGATTCCGCTTCATCCACTCCCGCAGAAAATGAAGGTGGGACTGGAACACAGGCTCCCTCCGGTCCCACTCCAGCTGTGGACAAGGATAAAGCGTTAGCGGATGCGCTGGCGGTTATTAAAGCACAGCAGGAAGCAGCATCGGCAGGGAAACAGGAGCAACAAAAAGCTCCAAAGGAGCCTGAGAAAAATGATGATATTTTCAGTGCAAATCCTGCACAGTTATATCATTATCAAATCCCACAGAAATTATACAATGCACTGTTCTCGGAGGAGTCTACACCTGAGGAACGTGTACAAGCTTTGGAAGGATATGCACAAGGTATATCGGTCGTAGTTCACCAACGTGTTATGGAGACACTTGGCCGATATGTCAAGGAAAACTTTGATGCAGTTCCAAGAGTGGTCGAGTATTTGATGAAACAAAGGGCCGATACACAAACAACCCGTTCTTCAATCTCCGCTTCTTTTTATAAAGAATTTCCAGAGCTTCAAAAACCGGAATTGGTCGAATTGTTGAAAGCAACAGCTCGCCAAGTCCAAAAGGAGACTAAGGCAACAACTTGGACTCCAGCTTTCCAGACAGCGGTCGGAAGTAGAGTTCGGACAATTTTGAAGAGTTTTGCTCAACCGCAAGCTCCAGCTCCGAAACCTGCAACCCCGGCTCCTTCTGGTGTAAAGCCAGCACCTCAGGTGCAGACAAAAGACCCGAATGGCAGCGAAGCCATAGCGGACTTATTTAGTTCAATATTCAAATAATAGGAGAATGTAAGATGGCTATTACTGGCTTGAGACATACTGAGAATTTCGCGACGAATGAACGTCCGGAAAACTGGAGAGAGGGCATTTTACTGCAATATCCTAATGGTGACACTCCATTACTTGCCTTAACCTCTCAAATGAGAACAGAGCACACTGATGACCCAAAGTATCACTGGTGGGAAAAACAGTTAGACAATCGTGAGTTGACGATTTCTGCAGATTTATCTTCAGATGGCACAACTTTAACGATGACCTCTGGTGCAAAATCAGTCGTTGCAAATACTTTGTTGAAAAACTTAACGACTGGTGAAATTGTTAAGGTTACTGCTAACCCGACAGCTGATACAGCTTTGACAGTTGAACGTGGTTATGCTGATACGACTGCAACAGCAATTGCAGTTGCATCTGGCGACCCGAAGTTTTTGGTAATCGGCACAGCATTTGAAGAAGGTTCTGATGCTCCGAAAGGTCAAGGTTATGACCCGACAGAACGCTGGAACTATACTCAAATCTTCCGCAGAACACTGGAAATCACTCGTACTGCTGCAGCAACCCGCTTGAGAACAAAACCAGCTGTTCAAGAAGCAAAACGTGAGTGCTTGGAATATATCGGAATTGATATGGAACGTGCATTCTGGTTTAGCAAAGCTAGTTTGGATTATGTTGATGGTAAACCTTGCCGCACGATGGATGGTGTTTATGAACAAATCGCAAATAATGCTGCTTCTAATATCTTCGACTTTGGTACTTATGGTGCAGACTATGAAGACCTCGAAGATATGATGAAACAAGTTTTCAAATATGGTTCGAAAGAAAAAATCTGCTTCTGTGGTGATACCTTGTTATTGACCATTCAGCGTATTCTTCGCACCGTTAAGAATCTTGTTTGGAACATTGATGCAGGTGCAAAAGAATATGGAATGGATGTTGTTAAATTAAAATCTCCATTTGGTGTGATTGTTTTCAAAACCTGTCCGTTGTTCAACAACAGTGCTAATTTGAATTCTTGGGGATTTGTCCTGGATATGGATAAAGTTTCCTACGTTGTCTTTGATAAAGATGACTTACGCTACCAGCCAAAATTACAAGACAATGGCTTGGATGGTGAGAAATCAGGTTACTTAGCTGAATGCTCAATCAAAGTTGCACAAGCTGAGAATCACGCAATCATCAAGAACTTAAAAGCTGTTAAGGCTGGTTCTGGTGAGGAAACTGTTGCTGTAAGCTCAATCAGTGGCAAAGTTAACATCGGAACTGTCGATGCGATTACTGAAGTTACTGAATTGAAAACAGTTACTGGGGTTGTTAAAACTCAAGAACAACAAGCATAATTAAAGAGGGAGTGGTCGGAGATTGAATTCACTGGTTTCAACCTCCCTCCTACTCCCTTTTTCTTTAAGGAGGAAAGATGGAGAATTGGGGAGAATTTTATGAAAGCCTGAGGGTTGAATGCAATAAAGGCAACTTGTTTGATTCCATCTTTCAGGAAAAGACTTTTCAGGCTTTGAGAAGTATAGAACAAAACTGGACTTATCACTGGATGGAACAGTATGCTAAATTGCAAATTGACCTTAGTGCAGATAATCCGCAAGTTATAACACTTCCGGCTGGGTTTAAGCAAGTTAAGTCGATTAAGCTAGTTGGGCCAGATGGGGGTGAGCCTATCAATCTGGTTGAAATCAATGCAGAAAGTTTTGTGCCAGGGGAATCTGGGGTTCCAGGTGGATACTTCATCCAGGGTGCAAAATATCTTTGGTTGGATAAAAATCCAAAGGAGGCCTATACTGTTCATTTGTTCTATGATAGATTTACATTGAAGGAGGAATTGGAAGAAACACTAACACATCCAATTTTGGAGAATGGTGGTGCGACACTGGTGGCTGCAACGATGTTAAATCTATCTCCAACAGCACGTGAACCGAGTTGGATTGAAACTTATACTCCAATTTATCAAACCGGACTTCATACCTTGCACGTCTGGGATGAAGAATCCAGAATGGCTGATAATGTAGTTGTCTTTGGTGGAGGCGGTGGTGCAGCAGGATGATGAAGAAAATAATTCTCCTGGCTGTGCTACTGAGGTTCTAGAAGGTAGTGCTTATCAAAGCTGGGATTGGAGAAATGGAAAGAAGACTGGGATTAACACTTG